CCCCTATACCCCCTACCCTTAACTAAAAACGCTGGGTCCCTCCAATCTATAAAAGTATGCGTCCGAGAGGGCTTTATAAGACTCTACCTTTTTCTGTAGCCCCCAAGGGATAAACACCAAGCGTTTCCGAGGGCCACAAAAAATTTCCGTGGGCCACAAAGATGCCACAGGGTCGCGTATAACTACTCCGTAAGCCGCAAAGAAACTATGAGCGACTTAATTTTTCATGTCTACAAGGACGATAAGGTCAAAGCGCACAATCTGACAGCAGACGAACTAGAAACTCTCATTCACTCCAAGCAAGTTAAACTTGGAGAGGATGAGATATTACCGTTAGAACGGTCAAAAAACACTGAAGGATCTTATTGATACATGGAATTTATTTCATTATTTCCGACAAAACTAATTGTCAAAGAGTGTAATTTAGATCTCAAAGATTTGGAGAGAGTTTGTCTAGAACACTCTCAGAGGCAAAAAACTGAAGTCCGATCAAACGCTGGTGGATATCAAGGGCATAACTTTAATTATCAACCGTTAACTGATGTTCTTACAGAGGTCATGAAGAGCCTCGAAAATCCTGAGAAACCATTTATAAAAATGGCTGTTAGTTCATGGGTAAATATTAACCCAAAAGGGTCGTTCAATGTTGTACATGATCATGCTTCGAGCAAAAGGACTGATAATTTTTTGAGTGGTGTTTTTTATGTCAGAGTTCCAGAGAATTCTGGAAATCTTTTTTTCCAAGATCCAAGAACATTCGTAAGGTGTTTTCCAGACCAATGGTATTTTGTGAATGGGTGTGATAGACACTACGTGGAACCAAAAGAAAACATGTTGGTTTTATTTCCATCATGGTTGAGTCATGGTGTTAAACCAAACTGTTCTGATCAAGAACGAATTTCAATCTCATTCAATATTAGTTGTGTTGAGTTTCAAGAGGATTGACTGAGCCCCTATATACATGGTATGATTTCATTAAACCACTGAGAATTTTTCATGGCAAAAGGATTTAGAGTACAGGCAGCAACTCCAACTGCGCCTGTTGACGATTTTAACATTGATGCATGTAAGGAACACATTCGTGGTAAGAAGATTGTATTTTGTCTTCCAGGTCGCGGATGTTCTTATACGTTCTTAAAGAGTTTTGTACAACTTTGTTTTGATCTGGTGCAGTGCGGTGCAGCCATTCAGATCTCCCAGGATTATAGTTCCATGGTGAACTTTGCACGTTGTAAGGTTCTTGGAGCTAATGTGTTGCGTGGTAAGAATCAGATTCCTTGGGATGGGAAACTGGAGTATGACTATCAGTTGTGGATTGATAATGACATCGTTTTCAATACTGAAAGTTTCTTCAGACTTTATCAGTTAGGGATGGAACGTGAGATTGCATGTGGTTGGTATGCCACTGAAGACGGTCACACAACTTCCGTTGCTCACTGGCTTGACGAAGAAGGTTTCAAAGCCAATAAAGGTGTGATGAACCATGAAACCGTAGAGACGATGAGTAAGCGTCGTAAACCATTCACTGTGGACTACACAGGTTTTGGTTGGGTTCTGATTCAGAAAGGTGTCTTTGAGAACCTTGAGTATCCTTGGTTTGCACCTCAGATGCAAGTCTTCGAGTCTGGTGAGGTTCAGGACATGTGTGGTGAGGATGTCAGCTTCTGTCTCGATGCAAAGAAAGCAGGCATGGAGATCTGGTGTGATCCTCGTATCCGTGTGGGGCATGAAAAAACTCGCGTCATCTGAGGGAGTTTTTAGAGTTTGTGTCGAAGGGCGCGTAGTCTTCTCGGGTAGTGAGGATGAAGCCCTTGACATGATCCAGGACCTCTCTGTACAATACTTTGAAACGGGTTCACCTGACCCGTCTACCATCACCTTAGAAAAAATTCCTGAGAATGGCTAAACTGAAAGCATCCCTTACGGGGAAAACAATTATTCAATCGAAACCGAAGAATACTCGACAGGGCTGCGGTCAACACACTAAATATGCCGCAACTTCACGAAACAAAGCACGTAAGCGTTACCGAGGTCAAGGAAAATGAGTTATAACATCGAACTTCGTACTCCAGAAGGAACCGTAAACATCACCTGTGATGAAGACACCTACATCCTCGATGCAGCAGAAGAACAAGGAGTTGATCTTCCATATAGTTGCCGTGCTGGTGCATGTTCTTCTTGCGCCGGTAAGGTTCTTGAAGGGACTTTGGATAACGAAGATCAAACCTTCCTTGATGATGAACAAATGGAAGCCGGTTACGCACTCCTTTGCGTGGCTTATCCAACTAGTGATCTTGTCATTCAAACGGATGCTGAAGAGGAACTCTAATGGCTCCTAGGTACATTCATAAAAATGGTAAGTCCTATATTGATAAACGGACACTACCAAAAAAGAATAAACCAAAGAGAAAGAAAAAATGAGTCAACTAGTCGTCAATCTCCCTCCACAGAAAGTCTGGGTTCGTAAAGAATACCTTAGAGATCTACAGGATGGTCATGGCGAGTTTGTAGAAGGCGTCTGGGTGTCGGCTAAGTCGATACCTGGGCGCGCATTTTATTTTGAGACATACTTGCCTGAATATGCAGCAATGTATGACAAACTCCCTATCAGTGCATTTGTGTCCCGCCCAGAGACGCCTGACCCCGATCTAGACCTTCCTAATCTACAGTTCTGGAACTGTATGGACTATGGTGTCAGGTGTATTGAAAAACAGTTCATTGGATCCATGGACTTTGAGTTGAGAACTCGCAACTATGGCTCAATGAAAGGTGAATATTTGTTTACATTGGATAATTTTCACCCCGATGTAGACATAACTAACTGTAACGTGAGTGAAATTCCAGACGAACACAAGTCTCATAACTGCATTGAGCTTGAAAATGGTCAATTTGCACTCTATCCAAACAATAGGATGCGTATTTTTGACCTCTCGATCACTCCAGAGGAACCAAAAATCCCCGATTTCAAGGTTTCTACCAAATATTACCAGGTTGAGAATGGTGTAAGATGGGGTAGATTGGGTGATACGGACGAATATTTCTGGAAAACACCTGAAGAACGTGAACCTTGTCCAAATTGCGGACAAAATCCTTGCGATCCACGTTGTATACACGCTGATTAGGGATAGAAACCCCTTAAAAAGTTCTGTTTTTCCTTACAAAGACAGAAAAATGGCTCAAAATCCAGTAGATCTAGGTAAAGATTTCATCCAAAAGGGGATGAGGTTGATTACTCAGAGGTCATCAGATGCACTTTTGAAGAAGGCTCATGACCAAAAGTATGAAATTCCTGAAGATAGAATGTCAAGACCATGTGGAGGCGCTGGTGGTTTTGATGATTTCGTTGAACGTTGGCACGAATAGTATAAATATAGCAGAAAATTTGTATCGGTAGATGCCTGCTGTTCGCCAATCACGTCGTTTTAAAGACATTTCATTGTCTTTCAGGAGGCATCCTGTAACAAATGACGTGGTTGCGATTACAAATGAAGATGCAATCAAGAGATCTGTAAGAAATCTTGTAGAAACCATTAATAATGAACGACCATTTAACTCTTTAATTGGTTCTGAAGTTAGAAATAGTCTCTTTGAACCAGCTGATCGTGATCTTTTGATTCGATTAGAGACTGAAATTGAAACTTCGATCAATAATTTCGAACCAAGAGTGAATTTACGGTCGGTTGTGGCGTCACATCCACCCGATACCAATGACATATCGGTAGAAATTACTTACGATATCATTGGTTTACCTACACCGACGCAAGAATTAACGTTCATTCTCCAACCAACTAGAGAATAATGGCTTTTACGCAATATACAAACCTCGATTTTGAACAGATTAAAGCCTCTCTGCGTGAATATCTGAGGTCAAACTCAAATTTCACGGATTTTGACTTTGAAGGATCTAACTTATCGATACTGATCGACACATTAGCATATAATTCGTACATTACGAACTACAATGCAAACATGGTCGCCAATGAGGCGTTCATTGATAGTGCTACTTTGCGTGAAAATGTAGTTGCACTTGCTAGAAATATTGGTTATGTGCCCTCATCCAGAAGATCCTCAACTGCAAATATCAGTTTTTCAGTAGATTTGGGTACAGGGACCACAAAATCTACAGTAACACTCAAGGCTGGATTAGTTGCTTTGGGTAATCTTGCAAATACTAACTATACATTCGCAATTCCTGAAGATGTAACGTCACCTGTTATTGATGGAATTGCATTTTTTACAATTGATATTAAACAAGGAACATATTTAACTAAAGAATTTCGTGTTGATGGTTCACAAACCAATCAAAGATTCATTATTCCAAACCCATACGTTGATACATCAACTATCAGTGTTAAAGTAAGAGACACATCCTCGTCTTCAACTCAAAAAATCTATAATCAAGTTGATAATATTGTAGGAATTACTACAACATCCGAAATCTATCTGTTACAAGAGGTTCAGGATGAGAGATATGAGCTTCTTTTTGGTGATGGTATCATTGGCAAGAAACTTGCATCCAACAATGTAGTAAATGTCTCTTATATTGTTTGTGATGGTGAAAACGGTAATGGTGTTGCTAACTTTGCTTTTTCTGGAAAACTTGTTGACAACGATGGTGGACTAATTACCACTGGAATCTCTGATATTATTACAAATCAACCGTCAAGAAATGGTGCAGAGATTGAAAACATCAGCACAATCAAAAATCTAGCCCCAAGAGTATACGCATCTCAATATCGCGCTGTTACTGCGAATGACTATGAAGCAATCATTCCCACAATTTACTCAAATGCAGAAAGCGTAACTGCATATGGTGGTGAAGAGGCAACTCCACCTCAGTTTGGTAAGGTATTTGTCTCTATCAAACCCAAAATGGGTCAGTTTGTCTCTGATTTTGATAAAAGACAAATTTTAGAAAAATTAAAAGGATATTCGGTAGCCGGCATTAGACCAGAACTCATCGATCTCAAGTATTTGTTTGTTGAGCTTGATAGTACTGTCTACTATAACTCAAATATGACCTCAAGCACTTCTGATTTGAGGACAAAAGTGATCAATTCTTTGAATACCTACTCAAATTCTTCAGATTTGAACAAATTTGGTGGTAGATTCAAGTATAGTAAGGCTCAAAGAATTATTGATGACACTGATACTGCAATTACATCAAACATCACAAAAGTGATTATTCGTAGGGACCTTGAAGCTGATACCGCAAACTTTGCACAGTATGAACTGTGTTATGGTAACAAGTTCCACAATCGCAGAGAGGGCTATAATATCAAGTCTACTGGATTTACGGTAGATGGGATTAGGGGAACTCTTTATATGAGTGATGCTTATGTAAGTGAGACCAGAGGAAGAATTTTCTTGTTTAGATTGAGTTCAACTGGCGTGGTTGAAATCGTAAGAAGTAATATTGGAACAGTTAGATATGACACTGGTGAAATCCTTATAGATACAATAAGGATTTTGTCAACAGTTAAACCCAACAATGTAATTGAAGTTCAAGCCATTCCTGAATCTAACGATATCATTGGTTTGAGAGACCTTTACGTTCAACTTTCTGTTGCCAATAGTACCATTAGTACAGTTGAAGACTTAATTTCCACAGGCGCTGATACATCAGGTACTAGGTTTATCTCCACTTCTAGCTTCTCCAACGGAAAATATATTAGACAGTAATGATCGACACCGCTTCCAAGAAAGTCCAGATCAACCAGATCGTAAAGAGTCAATTACCATCTTTTGTATCGGAGGAGAATCCACTTTTTGTGGATTTCCTTAGACAGAGCTACATTGCTCAAGAATTTCAAGGCGGCCCAATTGATATCATTTCAAATTTTAATGAATATCAAAAAGTTGAAACGTACAGTGGAAATGATAAA